CTTCGAACTTATATCATTCCGGTTTCGTATGCTACAAGAGCTGTGAAAGCCGACCCTGATGAGAAGAAACTTTTCTTCAATGCTGGACTGACGTTTGTTATTAGAGCGCTTAATAATGGGTAAATAATGCACATTTTGAAGCTCACTGCGTCATTAATGTTTTCTGTATCAAAGAACTTCTTGGATATCGTTTCAAGGAAGAAGGCTCTCCGATTTTCCCCCTCCCTCTTAGTCTCTCTACAATTCGCCACAACGAGAGTCTCCATATATTCTTTTCCATACATCGCCATCCAAAACCTTCTAAAACCGATGTAGTTGACTAAATGCATTCTAAGCTTGCTATCCATATTTGGCATTCTCTTAGTTGTAGTGAGAGTATCTGTCGCTGCAAAGGTGATAAAGTTGAATAAGGTGGTCAGGTCATCGGTCCAACCGCCTCCTAGTGATTCAAATCCGAATATATTCTTGTGCAGATCATCTGTATTTACTAATCTCAAAATAGCATTTGCGGTTGACTCGCAGAATCCCATCTTGATTAAAACCATCTTGCCTACATCATACCTATCGTTTCCAACTCCATTATTCTTTTGCAATAACTCGTAAACAATTTCAGGTGCTATAGTGTTGGCTAGACCAACATCGCGCGAAATTATCAAACGCATCTCTGTTCCTGCAAACTCTCTGCTCATTGAACTCTGATTCATTGGCGTTACTTCGAATAGGTCTATGTATTTGTCTTCAAGTAGTGAAATTCCTCCCGAAGGCATCTCTCCATTAATCATCATCATTTTAGATCTTCGCTCAATATCCTCAGCGTTAATTAAGACAGCAGATTTTGGAAGTCCAAGGATCCACTCATCACTATAAATTTTCTTTTCAAGTTTCGAAAAACTCTGAATTTGCTTAATGATGGCGATGATATGAGTCGTTTCACTTTGTATTGCCATTCGCGCTATTTTACTGTTAGTTTCTATCGCCTTCCGTGTCATTCGAGCAGGTACATTTCTAGCAGTATATCCTTTAACATCGATCTCTCGATGATTATTAACAACGTTCTCGTACGCTCTTTTTGTCTCCTCAGAAAAAATAGACTCAAATATAAAGCTTTCTTTGGCTTTCCTTTTCTCAAAATCAAAACTAAAATCAGTCAACTGGTCGTCTGTGTAAACGATTGGTAACGTTACGGATCTGACTACATCAATAAAAGAGAAATAGAAATTTGCCGCTAATTTACGGTTAGACACTCTTGAATTCTCTGGCAAGCCAACTTTCCTTCTATTTGAATTCTCTAATTCAACTCTCTCCTTGCAGGCTGAAAACACATACATCTCGTAATACATACAGGGGGTAACCTGTAAAGCTGGCTGTTCAAAACAAAATCCGAAACCATTTGCTTCGATTGGTACGATCAAAGTCGATATGCTTTTGCACACCCATCTATCTCTAGAAACTCTACCACTCGGTTTATTCATGTCTTTATCTCTTTTGTTTCCTTCAAACGCTGGATCGTACAACACCTCCTGATGGGTCACTAATTCGAATTTGCATCTTGAGTCCAGCATACTTCCTTTTGCATTCCCTGAATTTATTTTCTGCACTTTAGTATTTACGTCTGTTCCATACGCGTTTTCTAGGTTTTTAAGTCTTCTTTTATTTTTATTACTTTTCATAACTATTGGTTTGAACCTGAAATGCTTTGCGTTGATCTGAAAATTCAGAAAACAGGTATACAAAAATACGATCATCAAAGTGCTCTCTTTCGAACCTCTCGATACTTTTGTTAAAAAAGCCTTCTTTCTAGATCTAAGATAATTATCTACTTCTCTCAGAGTTCTAACCTTTTCTGAAGATAGTACCATGATTTGGTCTTTAGGAATCCACACACCATTTTTGGCGTATGTTTGTCTGAAATCAGAGGATAACGCACAAATATGAAATTTTGTAGCGTTGATCTCCAGGCCAAATCTTTCGAAAAACGAAATACAAAACTCAACTAAGTCATCAACATCTGAGGGCTCGATTTCACTTTTTCTTACGGCTATAATTTGCATGTCATCTCCTATCGCTTGGAAATCGCTAAATGTAATTTTTCGGGCGAACGTCAGATCGCTCTTATTAATTGCATCCATCAGTAAATCCTGCAAGGCGAGGTTCACAATAGTATTGAAAAACAGAGTAGTATATTCACCAGACGCTTCGGAGGTAAGAAAAATGGCATCACTACCATCTGTGGCGCAGCCAAGTCTAACCTTCCCTTTCGCCATTAAGTCAGCATATTTATAAAAGGGAACGTCATCCTTTAAAACAAAAACTTTCTTTCCATCTAAATTATCCACTCCCGGTTGTGATCTATAGACTGGCGCTTTACTATTGTCCTCTCTGTAAACAGTTTGTCCAAAGCGTTTCTCAACAAAATCGTTACTAATGTTAAACTCGCTATAGCAGTATATTTTTCTCCCGCCATCCCAGTATGTTTTGTAAACGTGTCCTTCACCGTATGCGAAGTCAATCAGCTCGTCATAAGTCAATTTATCCGGGCCGAAAGTGGCACCTTCATATTCTTGACCTTTGTAAATCTCTCGTAATGCGTCCATAGTGGGCTTGCGAAAATTGCTCCATACCAACGAAGTATCGTAATTCTTTAAATCAATGTCGATGCTCAAGAGCTTTTCATCACCTGAATTTGATACCGCAAGAAGATCATCTAAGTATTTATGCATTCTCGCGGATTCCTCTCCCAATGCAAAATGTTTGGCGGTTATTTTGCTATTCGAAATTCTACTATCTGATCCATCTTTTTGTACGTATCTTTGCATATGATAAGTTAATGGAATTTGGGCGTTGCCAGTTGGTTGTCTCACAACGTAAATGAATCTATAAGCCTTATAAGGGACGGCTCTCAAACCAATCGTTCCAGGATTCTCAATAGTTAATTTCTTAGATAATTCCTTCCTTCTAAATAGTTCATCTCCTTTAATCATTCCAGTAACTATTTTCCCTTTAGACTTGACCTTCTCGTGTCCGCCAGTAGGCGTTCGAACATCAATTTCAACTGCTGGCATCCCCGAACTCTTGTGCTTCCAAGATCCTATACAAGTTCTTTCCCACTCTTCTGGTCTTACCGGGTAGTGACCTGTTTTCACCGCCTGCCTATGAATATCTAACATTAAAGTTTTTATTCTCTCTTGTAAATCAGCGCAGTCGTCTGAAGGCTCCTCTTTTGACATCGCCGCAGATCCGTATTTGTAGCTTCTACCATAGCCAGAAAGTATCATAAAACTCATGAAAAGACTAGCGCCTTGAACTATATGCTTGGGTTGAGTAGTGTTCTGAAAGCCGTAATTGTAGAGATTCGACGATAACAATCCCATCGCTAAACTAAGAGTTTTAGTTAAGCCAGCTTCCTTCAGTGGATCGTAGATAGATGGTTTTATCACATCTTTGAAATGTTTTGACTCTCTGAATGGCCTATATGGATTTTTCACTTTTCCTTGAATTACAACTGAAGTTGTTTCTCTTCCTGAGAATTTCGCGTTTCCGTGCTTTCTATAACCTACATCATGATGGTCTGGCACATTAATTCCACAATAACAAACAATTGATTGAAACGCACCCCTCAATCGAGCAATGGTTCTTTTTGGGTCTAAAGCGACGTATAAAGTCACTTCATCAATCACGTCTAACAGATTATGTCTGATATTCAAATATTCCTTTTCTTTTGAATAATCTGGTCTATCCGATGGGAAAGCCAGATCGATGCTCTCTAATTGTAGGGTCGTCTTAATAAGACAGCCTGTCAACAAAGACTCAAAAATAACGGGCATGTTGTAAAATCCATAAACTTCCGCTAATGTCGAACCTCCCTTTGATATTCTAAAAGGCGTTGGGTAGTGAGCTATAATATTAGTCAACGCGCCGATAAGCAAATCGCCTCTTTTGAGTATCGTTGAAAATAAAGCAAAAGCGTCTATCAATGGAAGATCACCATAAGTTAAACACTCAGTTGACGCGCGATCTAAAAGATAACTATGACAGCTTAGACTCTCATCTATTTCTATAGTTGGAAGAAACTCATCGTTGGGCAGAAATTCTAATTTATTTTTCTCACTTTGTGCTTTCAGCTTAGAAACAAAATCATTCTTTTTCTTGACTTCTTTGTTGAACGTTTCCTTAAACGAAGCGCAAATATTCCACCAATAGGATTCTCTCTTATCTTTTTCACTTTCAACTTTCTTAACGTATTCTTCTCCCTGAAGTGTATAATACAAATTAACCTCTTCGTGTGAAAGCACTTCCAACTTTTCTCTTTTCTTTCCCGTTCCATAGTTAAAACAACACTCAACTTTCTCTGAATCTATTAGATGTTTGAATTTATCGGATATTCCAAACGTCAATAATTTATTAAATTTTCGTTTCTTCTTTCTTTCCGAAATCATCAGAAAGAATTTTTCAGTTAGTTGGAACCAACTGATAGGGTCGAGAATTTCATGCTGCTTAAGCAACAGTTCGTATTCTCGGAAAAATGGAGATGGGCCCCGATCGCCCATCTCTTC